GGTTCTCCATTGCGTTATGCGGTTGCATGTGACGTTTTGATTAAAGCAGCGAGGTAATTGAAGTGACAAAGAAAGTCAAAGGCAATCCTCAACTGCTGCTGCGTGTTCCGCCGGAACTGCAAAAGCCGCTGGCGGATGAAGCGACGAAAACCGGCGAAAGTCGGCAGGGCGTGTTGTGGCGGATCGCGGCAAAGTATTTTAAGGGGCGGAAAACGTGAGTGCTGTAACTGATTACAGTCGATTCGTTGAAAAGAAATCGCAGTGGCTGAACGAGTCCGGATTTGAAGCGGAATCACTGCCTGAATTCCTCTACGACTTCCAGAAGCATCTTGTGCAGTGGGCGTTGAGAATGGGTCGCTCAGCGATCTTCGCTGATTGCGGAATGGGTAAAACTGCGATGCAGTTGGCCTGGGCGGAAAAGGTAATCGAGCGAACAAATAGACCTGTATTAATCGTTACGCCACTGGCTGTCGGTGCTCAGACAGTCGAGGAAGCGGACAGATTCGGCATCAAGGCCGTTCGGTCTCGCGATGGAAAGCACGAGGAAATTACTCAGTGCGTTGTTACAAACTACGAGCAGCTTCACAAGTTCGATCCGTCTACGTTTGCTGGTGTCGTTTGCGACGAATCAAGCGGGATAAAGGACTTCAAGAGCGAGCGAAAAGCAACAGTCGTCGAGTTCATGCGAACAATTCAATTTCGACTGCTCTGCACAGCAACGGCCGCCCCTAACGATTTCTGGGAACTTGGCACGTCATCAGAGGCACTCGGATTGCTCGGCTTTCGTGACATGATCACGAAGTTCTTTAAGCAGGAAACGTCAAAGGATCATCACGGATGGGGCCGCACAAAATACCGTTTTCGCGGTCACGCTGAAGAACCGTTTTGGTCGTGGGTTTGCTCGTGGGCAAGATCAATTCAAAAACCTTCTGACCTCGGGTTTGATGATAGTCGATTTATTCTTCCGCCATTGACCGAGCGAGCACACATCATCGAATGCACTAAGGCAAGAGCCGGAAATCTTTTTGCGATGTCAGCAAACGATATGCGAGAGGAGCGAGAAGAACGCCGCGTAACGATCAAAGAGCGATGCGAAAAGGCTGTCGAACTGGCGAACAATCACAACGGATCTACGGCGTTGTGGGGCGAACTGAATCCTGAATGTGATCTGCTTGAAAAGATGCTCGACGATTGCGTGCAGGTCAAGGGATCAATGAGTGATGAGCAGAAGGAAGAATACCTGCTTGGATTCGCAAAGGGCCAGATTCGTCGGCTGGTATGCAAGCCTAAGATTGGAGCGTGGGGCCTCAACTTTCAAATCTGCAATCACGAGGTGATCTTTCCGAGTCACTCTTTTGAGCAGTACTACCAAGTCGTGCGGCGATGCTACCGCTTCGGGCAAAAGAATCCCGTAACAATCGACATGGTGTTAAGTGAGGGCGAGCGAAAAATCGCTGAGAACCTCGACCGAAAGAAGCAGCAAGTGCAGCGAATGTTTCAGAGTCTCGTGGCTCATATGCAGGACAGTATGCACCTAGTGTCGAGTGATTATTTCCCGGAGAAAGAGCAGGTTCCGTCATGGCTGTAATGGATCAAGTTATTTGCGATCAGTACGCGATTTACAACGGCGATTCAGCCGAAGTGCTGCAGTCGATACCAGACGAGTCGGTCGGCATGTCAATTTACTCGCCGCCGTTTGCGACTGAGAACGGAGGGTGCTTATACAACTACAGCAGCAGCGTTCGCGACCTGTCTAACGCACGAACATACGCCGAGTTTTTCGAGCACTACGGATTCATTGTGAAGCAGATTCACAGAGCGATGAAGCCCGGTCGAATCTCGGCAGTGCATTGCATGGATGTACCAAAGCAAGGGGCCAACATTTGCGGGTACACAGATTTTCCGGGCGACATTATTAGGCTGCATGAGTCGCTTGGGTTCGAGATGCTTCCAAGAATTTGCATTTGGAAAGAACCACTTGCTGTTCGCAATCGCACAATGAGCAAAGCACTGGCACATCGGCAGATTTGCGAGGACGCAACTTTGACGAATGTCGCATCAGCGGACTACCTGATTCCGTTCAGAAAACGCGGAGTCAATCCAGAGCCAGTCACTCATCCGAACGGATTGTTTGAGTATCACGGAGAACGTGAAATACCGAAAGAACTGTTGAAGCTGAAGGGATGGAAAGGAAACCAGATTGAGAATCGGTACAGCCACTGGATCTGGCGTCATTATGCGTCGTCGTTTTGGGATGACATCAGGATAGAAAACGTTTTGCCATACGAGGAGTCGAAGGACGAAGGCGACGAGCGGCACCAGCATCCTTTGCAATTGGATGTAATCGCACGGGCTGTGCAGATGTGGACTAATCCCGGAGACGTTGTGTTGACTCCATTCATGGGAGTCGGATCAGAAGTATATGCCCCAGTTATTCAGGGTCGTCGCGGCGTAGGGTGCGAATTGAAAACGAGTTATTACAGACAGGCTGTAAAAAATCTCGCAGCAGCTTGCCAGCCAAAAAAAGCAGATCCTCAGAGAACAATGTTCGAGATGGAAGACGAACTTGAGGAGGCCGCAACATGAGCCAACTAACCCTCTTCGACATCCCGGAAGCAACGGCCCCAATCGCCCGCCACAGCGACCCGATTACAAGCCACAAAGCAGCCGAACGAATTCAGCCAACAGTCAATGCTCGTCAACTGCAATGCCTGGCAGTTCTTCGCGAACACGGTCAGCCAATGACATCGAACGAGTTGGCTGAAGCCTGCTGCAATCGGTTCTGCTCAGACTTGAAAGTTGATCCTGTGCAGTACGCAAAGAAGCTTGACAACTTTCGAAAGAGGGCGGAAGAGATCAAGCGAAACGAAGACCTGTGCATTCGGCTGGATGCGGAGCGAGATGGCGGGCAATTGTTTAGAGCAAAGGAGCAGCAACTATGCCGCGAGAGCTAATCGATCTCACGCAAAAAACGTTTGGCAAGCTGATCGTCATTCGGCTGCTTGAAATACTGCGGGCCAATGGAGAAGCAAGGCCGTATTGGATGTGTAAGTGCTCGTGCGGAAGACATGTAAGAGTTCGCGGCGATGTCTTGCGTGAGGGGCGAAAAACGGATTGTGGATGCAAGACGACAAGGCAGCACTTTCGCAAATCGATTCTTGAGGTCAACGGGCAACGAAGAACGGTCGACGAATGGGCACGATTCTACGGAATACTCCCAAGCCACATTTATGATCGACTGCGATGCGGAATGAGCGTTGAGCAGGCGGTAACAACTCCAGTTGGCAAGCCCGGCGTGAGGATTAGGAACAACGAAAAAAGGAGGCTGGCAAATGCTCAATAGTTGTTTGGCGTTTATGGTGCTGATGATGGCCGGAATCTTTGCGGCTGGTGCTGTCGAAATCTCCGCAGAGCGAAACGAGCGAAAGCGAATCGAACGTGAGATTCGCGAAAAGTACGGACGGACTTACTAACCGGCGAGATCAAGGGGTCACCGGATTTGGAAAAGCTCCCGCTGGTGAGATGTGACCAGCACATTGAGTGACATCTGGAAAGACAGACGCAGCCCCAGCGTTAGGGGCGTTGATTGGCGGCGTGGTTTAGTTGACACGCTCTGAATGGCTCCATGCCATACAGCCGGGGAAGGACCGGCGAGCAGGTGCAATTCCTGCCCAATTAAATCGGAACGGGCAGATCGTTTCTGTCCGGCCCGCTGTCAACGGCGGCGGGCGAATCTCCCTCAGAGCCTGCTGCATTGAAAAATGATTTTCAACGGCTGGCCCCCGCAAGCCAATGAAGGCCAGCAGGCTCTGAATTTGTACTCCTGCGAACAGTCACCAGGGTTCGACGTTCTTAGCAGTCACGTCGAGACTGTTCGCAGGTTTTTTTCTCAGTGAAAGGACTTCAAAATGCTAGTGCTTCGGCGTGCTGTATCGGAAGAGATCATTATCACGGTCGGCAAAGAAACAATCGTCGTAAAACTGGTTGACACTATTGGAACGAACCACGCACGGCTCGGCTTCACAGCATCAAAAAACGTGCGGATCGATCGCAAGGAAATTCACGACGCGATTCAGGAAACAGGCTTCAATCCGGAAGCGTTTCCAATCGCCCCGATCGTGCCAGTGATTCGAATCGGTGAACGGCTTCCCGGCGAATTGATGCGGAGAAAAGTCTAATGACACGACGCAAAAAAGCCGGGAAGAAATCAAACAGGCTACACGCTCCAGTCGATCGCAAGCCAATGACGCGAGATCCATCATTGGAAGAGATTTGGGGCACTGAAACAACGATCGGGCTGGCGGAAATGATCCGCATGGAACGGCCTGACTTGCCACAGAACAAAGGGCTGCATCGGCCTTCGCAGATTCGGCAGTGTTCGACGCGGATGTTGCCAGGTGGTAGGGGCGTATTGAGGGGGCAGGGATGAGAGAGTTCACGGTGCATCACGAGCCAGTCGGACAGCCACGACATCGCATATCGACACACGGAAAACATGCCCGCATGTACCTGCCGACAAAGCATCCGGTTCACGCATTTAAGCGAGCGATACAGGCGGAATTCGGCAAGCGGTTGCCATTCCATGAGGCGGTGGAGATTGTCGTCAATGCTTGGTTCCCTCGGCCGAAATCGAAGACGTGGAAAACAAGGCCGATGCCATCGTATCGACATGTTAAAAAGCCTGACGCCGACAACGTGCTGAAGGCCGTGCTTGATGCGTTGAACGGGCTGGCGTGGGTTGACGACGCGCAGGTGTTTTCAGCGACCGTGAGAAAATTTGTGTGCAGTGGTGAGTGTGTTCCAAGGTGTGAAATTGTGATCAGAGGAGTGAGTGAATGAAAATCTTGAAAGGTAAACAGGGCGGACCACGTCGCGTCCTGTTTCATGGGACGAACTTTATCGGAAAGACAACGTTTGCTTCGCAGGCATTCGGCGGGGCACTGTTGGCGAATCTCGAAGACGATCGAGACGTTGACATGGACAAGACGCCCCCGATTCGAACGTGGGATGAGTGGCAGGAATTTTGGTTGCATTGCGACACGACGGCGGCAAAAGGTGAATTCCCTTATCGCTGGATTGCCATCGACACAATCGACGCTTTGCAGCGGATCATTGAAAAGCAGATCTGCAAAGAAAAAAACGTCGAATCGATGGCAGACGATAAATTTAGCTATGGCAAGGGCAACAAGTTTATTGAGGCCATGTGGGACAAGATCAAGTTTCAACTGGATTGGCTGCACACCGAACGCGGGCTGGGAATCATCCTGCTGGCACACAGCGAAGCCGTGAAGATTACTCCGCCAGATGCACCATCCTACGAGCGGTGGGAACCGTCCGTCTGTGAGTTCGCTCGTGATCTCCTTTGCGATTGGTGCCAGGAAGTTTTCTTTGGATCGTTCCGAACTTACGCAGTCAAAGAAGACACCGGATTTAATCGCACTCGAAACATCGCGGCGGGTGGCAGCGAGCGTTTTGTCAGGACGCAGCCAACGGCGGGAGTCCGTGCCAAGAACCGTTTGAACATGCCGGAAGAAATGGTTGAGTTTTCGTTCGAGAAGTATGCAGAGTTTTTTGTCCCGAGTGAAGTTTTGAAAGGTAATTGAGATGGCTGATTTAGGTGGTTACGACGCATCGCAAGTGAAGGACAGCGAGTTTGAGGCTTTGCCTGCGGGCGAGTATCGGGCTGTCATGACTGAGAGCGAACGCAAGAAAACGAAGGACGGGGCGAGCGAGCTGCTGCAGGTCAAACTGCAGATCGTCGACGGGCCGTTTAAGAATCGGACGGTGATTGATCGGTTCAACCTTTGGAACAAGAATCCAGAGGCAACGACGATCGCTCAGCAGCAGTTCAAAAAGGTTTGCGAGGCGCTGAACATTCCGAAGCCTCCGGACTCTTCGGCCCTGCACATGAAACCGCTGATGATCAAGCTGGCCGTGAAGGAATACAACGGCAACAACCAGAACGAAGTGAAGGGCTACAAAGCTTGCCTTCCCGCGTCGTCTTCTGCTCCTGCGGAAAAGACAGCAACCGCTGGCAAGCCTGCTGGCTGGTAGTCTCAACAACATAGGCGCGGGGCAACCTCCGCGCCTTTTTCGTCGACGGAGGAAATGCAGATGGGCAGAACAACGATTGACCACAGCGGGATTTACGAACAGGAGGAACAAGTGCAAACACAAGAACTTACGATGACAGACAGGGCCGTTCAGGAGCTGTCGACATTTAATGCGATGATTGAACAGGTTTTGCCCTATGGTCTTTTGACCGTGGCAGAGGCCGGAATCGGACAGGTTGAAGAGGCTCACAAGTTCGTCAAGAAACTGAACGCGAACATCGAGAAGAAGCGAAAAGAACTCAAGGCCGATGCTTTGGAATACGGGCGGACGGTCGACAGCATTGCGAAACAGTTGACTGAAAAAGTCGACGGAGTCGAAGCAAAATTGAAGGCCGAACGCGACGCCTTTGACGCTGTCGAGAAAGCCGAGAAGGCTGCAAAGGAAGCGGAGAAAGTCGCGAAGAAACAAAACCGCGTCAACGAGATGGTCGCGGCTGGAATCGCGATCGATTGGGTTGCTGCTGAAATGCCCGACGAAGAATGGATGTGGTGGTTTTCAAAGGCAAAGAAAGCCGCTGAAGAGAAGGCCGCTGTCATCGCTGAAGAAAAACGTATTGCTGAAGAGTTCGCCGAAAAGCAACGCAAAGAACGCGAAGAACTGGCCGCGAAGATGGCGGCTGAAGAGGCAGCAAAGCTGAAGACACAAAACCGCATTGCGAGAATGGAAGCACTTGGCGTTGCGATTGGATCTGCTGAACGTGTTGGCCAGTTGACCGATGAGCAGTTCGAGCATGATTATCGAATTGCCAAAAAAGCCGTCGACGATCGCAGGGCGGCGGAAGAGGCAGAACGAATTCGACAGGCCGAAGAACTCCGCATCCGGGCCGGAGAAATGGAGAAGCAGCGACTGGCCGACGAAGCCGCGATGGCAGAACAACGCAAGGCGATGGAAGCGGAGAAGGCGGAGTTATTCCGACAGCAGGAAGAACTCCGCAAGGCTGCTGAAGCGAAAGCCAAAGCCGAACGCGAAGCCGAAAAGCTTGCTCGCCTGGAAGCCCTGAAGCCTGAGATTGAGAAGGCTGAAGGCTTCGCCGAGTGCATGATCACGGACGCTCAAGATTCTCTGGTTCGCCTGGGGAATCCTGAGTGGGGGAGTGATGCGATGCACGCTATCCGTAACTGCGGCGCAACCATCATCTCATTGGTGCAATGTCGATGATCGACGCTTACGACAAAAAGACTGGCGACGGCCAATGGCTTCGCCAGTCTATTCAAATCTTACAGGAGGCAATTGAACGTGTTCAGCGAACTAAAAGCCAGATGGCTGAAGAAGACCGGGGAGCCAATGCCAGCGGAGATTCTGCGACTACCGCTCAAAAAGATTTGCAAAGCCGTGATGCTGGTTGAGGCTGGCGTAACGGTTGTGGTTCCGAAGGAACTGACGCCAGCCGTCAGCGATGGCGGCGATTCAATAACAGAGTGGGATTCGCACAAGGAGTTTTGAATGCTGTCCCCTCGATGGTATCAGTCACAAGCCAACGAAGCCGTCTGGAAGTATCTCAATGAGAAGTCCGGAAACTGCGTTGCCGTTCTTCCTACCGGAGCCGGAAAGAGCCTCCTGATTGCACTGCTGATTCAGCAGGCTCTTGAATTCGGTGGCCGTGTTGTTGTGTTGGCTCACCGCAAGGAACTGCTTCAGCAAAACGCCGACGAGATCAGGGGATTGATTCCGGGCGTTGACGTCGGGATCTATTCAGCGGGCCTAAAGTCAAAAGAGATCCACAACGCAGTTGTTGTCGCTGGCATCCAGTCCGTGTTCCGCAAGGCTGAAGATCTTGGGCGTCGTCATCTCGTTATCGTCGATGAGGCCCATTTGATTTCAGATCTCGAAGAATCAATGTATGGTCAGTTTCTGACAGCGATGAAAGCCAACGAAGGACTCCGCATTGTGGGCCTGACCGCGACGCCGTTTAGAACCGGGGCCGGTCCAATCTGCGGACCTGACCGACAGTTTCAGCGGATCGTTTTTGAGGCAAAAACGGCTCAGCTAATTGCAGAGGGTTTTCTTTGTCCGATCACAAACAAGCCATCGGACCTGAAGATCGACACGGACAAAGTCGGACTTCGCGGTGGTGAGTTCGTCGAATCGGAAATGCAGGCGGCTTTTGATGTTGACGAAAAGGTTCAGGCCGCTTGTGCGGAGATCCTTGAGAAGACACAGGACCGTCATTCTGTCCTGATCTTTGCGTCTGGGGTTCACCATGCGGAGCAGATTGCGGAGTTGCTTCCTGACTCTGCTGTCGTCACTGGCGAAACGCTGCCAATCGAACGAGCGGAAACGCTGCGGAGATTTGTCGCGGGTGAATTGAGGTTTCTCGTTAACGTCGATGTTCTCACCACCGGCTTCAACGCCAAGTGCGTCGATGCGATTGCCATTTTGCGAGCGACGATGTCGCCAGGGCTTTTCTGTCAGATGGTTGGCCGCGGGTTGCGTTTGCATGAGTCAAAGCAAAACGCATTGCTTTTAGACTTTGGCGGGAACATCGCTCGGCATGGTTCAATCGATGACGAGAACTTCGGGCGGTCGGAGGGCAAAGGGCGAGCGGGTATCGCTGCTGAAAACGGACGCGGGAAGAAATGCCCGTCCTGCGAGCTGGATGTGTCTCCGGCAACAGTCGTCTGCCCTGAGTGCAATTTCATTTTTCCTCGTGAGCGGGAACTGAAGCACGACACGACAGCGGATGAAAGCAGCCAGTTGACAGGCTCAATGCCACCGGAGGAATGGGAAGTCAAAGACGTTGTCGTTCGGGTCCACACAAAGAAGGATGACGGCGAAGCTCCGCAGACCGTCAGAGTTGATTACGTTTGCACCAAAGAGGGCGAATCCGGAAACCTCGCAACGATCACCATCCCCGAATGGACCTGCCCAGGGCATCAAGGGTTTGCACGCTCGAAGTTTCTGGCGTGGTGGGATGCTCGCTCGCTCTGTGATCCACCGGACAACGCAGCGGATGCGGTGGCCCTGATCAACATGGGCGTCTGTCGGAGGCCGGTCAGGATCACGACGAAGAAGGACGGGCGCTGGCACAGGATCACAGAGTGCTTCTTTGAGTCGGAGAAGCCGACGGAACTGGCACAGCAGGAAGAGACAAAAGTTTTCAGTGGGGTGGATGATGACTGTCCGTTTTGAAAGTTAGGAGTGCGATGATGTTTAGAGATTACAGAACAACAGTAGACGACCTGAGAAAGCAGGTGAAGTCCGTGAAAACTGGACGCGATATGATGCGGAGAATGGGCGTAGATATTGATTCATATGAATCTATTTATGCTGCTGAGATGAAGAATGCTAAAAAATACAAAGACCCATTCTGCAAGATGCGAATGTTCTCCGAACTACTCTGGTATCGATGTCGCCGCCCATTTTTCAACGTGTACCCAGTCATAGAGAAGAAGCTGCTTGAGATAAGCGGAGAGGTAGATATAGGAGAACTGCACCTCCCTTTTTCAACAATAGAGATCAGGACAACATCTAGAACCATGCTTCTCTCCGACGCAGGTAGGCTTTTTGTGTTTACGGTTGAGCTTAAAGGCGGTCGATATCAAGAGTTTTGCATGGTAAAAAAGGGAATTGTGAAGCAGATAGAATCCGCTGACTACACAACCATAAACACAGACTGGCCTAGAAAAGATTCTGGTCCAGGGCTTTCCGATAGCGACCGCAGCGAGTGCGCTACCATCGCTTGTGGCGTGTGTTTATTAGCCAAAGATACTTCTATTGTGATGCCAGTGGTTCTAAACCGTGACCGCAAGGAAGAAATGACCGACGAAGAACTGAAGAGATACAAGGAGAAAGCCATTGAATCAACTGGGAAAACAGGCTTCGAAGTTGGCCGGGAGATGCAGTTAAATCAAAAGTCATGCCACTATAGAAATGGATGTTTTGCAAAATACTATGTGAGCAAAACTCATCAGCAGTTTCCCGACAACTGCGACTTAGAAAAAGCCCCGATAATAAAGTGGCGTAGCGGCGCGGTTGTAAATGCTAGCAACGCTCCGAAAGTCCCGACAGGTTTCAAGGGTAGTGAGTCAGAGTTTAATTAAAGGGATCTGCGAAAATGTACGAACGGATTCCCGAAGAACTTCGAGCCGTCAGTCAGTGGCATTGCTGGAAGAATGTTGACGGAACAAAAATTCCGATTCAGGTTGATGGGTCATCTGCAAAGTCAAATGATCCATCGACTTGGACCGACTTCGAGACGGCTTCAGATGCTGCTCAATTTCATTCCGGCCTGGCGTTCGAAATTACAGCGCCGTGGACTGGGATTGATCTTGATGACTGCATTGATGACAACGGGATCAAGCCGTGGTGCCTTGAGATTTTGTGCCGATTTGACGGCGTTGGATTTGCAGAAGTCTCGCCGTCCGGGAACGGGATTAAGATCCTGACACGAGGCCGAAAGCCAGAGGGTTCCAGATGCTCGCACAAGCTGACGGAAGGCGGCGTTGAGTGTTACGACAATCGACGATTCTGGACCATCACTGGTGATCTTTACAACGGGCAGGATGAGATCGGCGATGGACAGCAGGCCGTTGATTGGCTCTGCGAAAAATTCCTTTCGAGAGAAAAGAAAACCGAACAGCCAGTTCTTCCGGCGATGCCGCCGACGAAAACCGGCTCGCTCGAAAGTCGCGTCGAATCCTATCTGCAGTCAGTCCCGCAGGCGGGTGAAGGCCAGAGAAATCAGTCGGCGTTTCAGTTGGCTGGGCATCTTCGGAGCTTCGACCATGACGGACACAGACTCACTGACGATCAGGTTTTGGAATACTGCCGGGGCTGGAACGCGAAGAACGCGAAGCCATTGCCGGATGAAGAACTGAAAGCGGCAATCAGCTCCAGCGGTCGAAACGGAACGGCGCGAGAAACAAAACCGAATAGGCCATTGGAGGAATTCCGGTCATCGGTGGATCTGTCCGGAATCCTCGGGCCGGAACGGTCGGACGACTTTGATGATGAGCAGTTCTGCGTTGATGCGGTCCCGGAATCTGGATTGCTCCGGGAGATCTTCGACTACTACTGCCAAACATCCCACCGAACATCGCCAGTCATGGGGCTGGCCGTTGCGGTCAGTCTTTGCGAAACGATCTTCGGCCGACGCATCGCAAGCCACACAGACATGCGGACCAATGACTACAACGTCATTATGGCTCCGACAGCGAGCGGGAAAGAAGCCTGTGAAACGACAATCACGAAGATTCTCCAAGCGGCTGGCAGCGTTCCTATGCTGCCTCCCGATGTCCAGAGCGGTAACGGGCTGATTAAGGCAATCAGCTCTATTCCGTGCGGGATCTGGTGTTGTGATGAGTTCGGGAAAATGCTCGAAGCCATCATTGATAAGAAGTCAAACAACGGTCACGCGAAGCAGATCGGAACGCATCTGCTGAAGCTTTACTCAAAGTCTTCAGGGGTTTACGGAGGGGCCGCGCATGCGGACGGGATTCGCAATCAGGTTGATCAGCCGCATCTGGTTTTGTTGGGACTGACAACGGGCCAGATGTTTGAAACGATTGACAGCCGTCAGGTTCAAGACGGGCTTTTCGGGCGGCTGGCATTCTGGCCGGTTCAGAATCGGCCAAAACGAAAAACAGCCAGAGCGATTCCGGTTCCGGATCGACTGGCGGAAATCGTTCGGCAGTGGATGCAATGGGAGCCAGTGAGCGGCAATCTTGGGATTCCTGCCCCGGTCATTGTCGAGATGACCGGCGAAGCCGTCAGCCGCTGGGATCATCACGCAGACGCGATCGACGAACGGATGGAGCATGAGAGCGAGTCACGCGCCGCGATCTGGGGGCGAGTTGCGGCCAGGGCGATGAAGCTGGCGATGGTCCATAGGGCGGCCCGGATTGATGATAACCCCGGAACAATCGACTGGCTCTTCCTGCACATTGAGATGCAGGATGTTGACTGGGGTATCCGGGTTGCCAATTGGCTCGCTCGTGTCGCTTGTGCCCTGATCCGCGAAAACGTTGTCGACACCCAGGCAAATCGGGCAAGGCATGTTTTGGAAACTGCTGTCCTGAAGTTGGGGTCTGTATCTCGGTCTGACTTGCTCAGGGAGTTCAGGTCAATCAGTGGATCAGAGTTTACTGCGGCTTCAGAATCACTTGCTTCTGAGGGTCGAATCCGGATTACGCATGAGCTAACGTCGGGCAGATCTCGCATTATTTACGCGAGGCCAGAAACTCAAATTTTATAGTGTACAAGTCGTTTTGGGAAAGAAGGGGTCGTTTACCCTTCTTTCCCGGAGTGGTGTGTAGACATGTCGGAACAATCCTACACATCAGCGCGGGAAAGAAGGGGAAAGAAGTGGCTTCTTTCCCGGTTGGATTGGGAAAGAAGTCCAACGAGAAAAAGAGCATAAAAGACTATAAAAACTTAAAAAAACACTAAGTAATACTACCTTCTTTCCCTTCTTTCCCTTGGTGGGGGTAGCTCTTTCTTTTTTCTCTCTGGTCTTGGTCTTCCTGTTTTGGGTCGGGAAAGAAGGAAAGAAGGGTCGGCGGCAAGTGTACAGAGGATCGCACTTGAAAAGATAACTGTTGACTTCCCGCACTAAACCTAATAGCTTTTGTCTATGAAAAAGAAAGCCTCAAAAGGTCGCCCGAAACATCCCGCAGGAATGCGAGCCAAAGTTATGTCGCTGTGGATCAGTCCGAAGCGTGAAAAGAAGATCAAGGCCCGTGCAAAGCGGCAAGGCCTGTCGGTGTCGGAGGCGATTGGCAGGCTGATTGATGGTGCTGAAGGCTAGCGGAGTGGAACATCCGCTGTTCATAAAAACAAAGGGTAAAGTTATGAAAAGCAGGTTATTGGAAAACGGTATGATGTCGTGGGAATGCAGGATCGACAGGGATCACCCGGAAGCTGACGAGGCGACGGCGGTGATTCATATCCCGATCGCAGGTAGTCCGCACATGGTGGTGCAGGTTTGCGAGATTGACTGCATTCCATGCGGGCCGGATGAGTACGGCGACAACAATATCATCCGCGACGGTGAGGACGGCGATCGGTGGCGGAACGTGGTGTTGATCGCGTGTGCCCCACATTTGCTGAATGCCGTGCAGCAGGCGGAAAAGAAGTTAGAGGCCATCGTGCAGGCTGGAATGGCTGACGGCGGGATCTGCAAGACTGAGCATGATCTGTGGGTTAGCCTGGAGGGAATTCGCCGCGAGCTTGATGTGGCGGCGGATTGGGCTACGGATGTCGGGTCGTTTTAAACAGAGGAAATTGCATCCGCTAGGCGCAAAAACATTGGAGTTGTTGTGAATTCGAAACCCATCACATTCGGAAGTCTGTTCGCCGGAATCGGTGGGTTTGACCTTGGTTTTGAGCGGGCTGGAATGGTCTGCAAGTGGCAGGTGGAGATTGACGACTATGCAAACCGAGTGCTTGCCAAACATTGGCCAGAGGTTCACAGGGAGCGAGATATCAGAGAAACCGGGCCCCACAATCTTGAGCGAGTCGATGTCATCTGCGGCGGGTTCCCCTGCCAAGATATTTCCTACGCCGGACTCGGGGCAGGACTTGACGGAGAACGCTCCGGATTGTTTTTCGAGGCCATTCGCCTGGTTCGCGAACTCAGACCGCGAATCGTTGTGCTGGAGAACGTGGCAGCGCTGCTTACTCGGGGGCTGGACAGAGTTCTCGGGACGCTGGCCGAGATCGGGTTCGATGCGGAATGGCATTGCATACCGGCTGCCAGCGTTGGTGCCCCGCATATCAGGGACAGAGTCTTCGTTCTTGCCTACTCCCGACACTGGGGAATCGATCAGCGGGCATGGGGCCCGCGGAGTGAGCAAAAACCAAAAACATCAGTCGGCAAACAGCTTGGTGGCAATGGCGAAAACGGGGATGTGGCCGACTCCAACAAGTCGGGAATGGAAGGGTGGGCGGAAGCCAGAAACATTGGAGGCGGCAGGAAGAACACCGAACAACTCGCTATGCGATTCGGTGAACAATGCAGAGGGGATCACTGGGCAACTGAACCCGACGTGGGTCGAGTGGCTAATGGGGTTCCCAAGCGAGTGGACCGTCTGCGAGGACTCGGAAACGCCGTCGTCCCGCAAGTCGCGGAATGGATCGGCCGGCGAATAGTTGAACGTGTAGGGTGAGCAGCGGAACTTGTATTCTCTGTCCCTCTGTACCATTAAAAACAAAGGAGATTTACGTGGATTGGTTCAAGGCCTTGCGCTCGTCTGGTGAGAAGAATCAGCCAGGGGAATTCACCGTCGAAGACTCCGACGGCGCTGAGTGGCAGGTTACTGCGGTCGAGAGCAAGAAAAAGCCGGGGACATTAACCCTGCTGAATGAGGTCGTCTGCATGAACAAGGGCTACGAATGTGGCTGGGAAATGCGTGGCGACATCCATCAGGCAGTGAAGGACCTCCTTGAGGCAGAGGCGGCTGAAGATCCAGAGAAGCGGCGGCAAGCCTTCATTCACGACATCGTGGCAGTCTGCAGAAAACATCGAGTGATGCTGCAACCAGACGGCGATGAGTGGGAAGGGCTTGCTGTTCACGAGATTTCGTTCTCGGAATTCCATGCATCGCATAGCACAGGATTCAATGTCGAAATCGGCGATCTGGAAAGTGCAATTCGGCTCGATGTGTTTCCGGTCGTGCATCCAGAGTCGGCGTGAAAGTAACAGCGGAATTCCGTTCCGATCGTCGGGGGTATGAAAGTGGATCTTCCGGTAAGTGATGAGTTTCGTGAGGTAAAAATCACTCGTGTCACCATCGTGCCGCGTGGTGAGGCGATATTCTGCGAGCGTGCGACACACGTCGAAACTCAGGATGAGGCGGCTGGTGAGTACGTGCGAATTGTGCAGCAGGACGATAGGCAGACGGCTACGGAGCAAACAATCCAGATCGATCCGGCAGAGTGGCCGACGATCAGAAACGTGATTGATTACATGATTCAAAACTGCCGGAGTTAAGCAGCGGATGTCGATGTTCGATCGTGACTCATTACCTCAATGGTAGAGGGCTGGCGAGAAGCCGGAAGACGGTGGTTCGATTCCATCATGAGTCCTAAACAGCGGTTGTGAATGTTTGGCGCGGATCTGGTGGCAAAATGGTGGTGCAATGACAGAAGAAGAGCGTTCAAAGCTGATGAAACTGGCAAGCGAAATGGTGCTATGTCAAAACATGCCACCGCATTGCATTGGGGATTGGGACATGCCAGCGCCGAAATCTGCAAAGGCGTGCCGCAAGATCACTCGTGTTTTGCTTGCGTCACATGATCAGTGCCGGACATGGTCGAAGCGAATTATGGAAATTGTCGACGGTGGAAAGTAAACGAGGTTCTGCACTCCGTCGTTCCTGAGAGTTAAGACTATGCCGCAAGATTTCATAGTGTTTTCGAAGTCACGATTGAGCGTGTTTCGCTTCAAAATTAGACCAGACAAATCATGGGACATGCTCATCCGTCGTAATTGTGCCTGGGCGTTTTACGACAATGTAGGGCTGAATATAGCAGCGAGCTACCACGCAGATCCGGACAACGAAGTGTTTTTGGGGTATGAGTAAACGCCAATCGGAACTCCGATCGTCACGAAGCCATTGACATCGGCCAGATCCCTGGTAGACTGTCGGCACCCCATGTGATCTCGAATTTAATCCTATGACTGCTGACCGCCCTCAGAAATGTGGCGGATAATCGCGTCGTGGGGTGTCGAGATGTCGGCAAAGACTAAGAAGGTTTGGTGGAAATCCAAAACGATTTGGATAAACGCCATCACCGCTGCGACAGCAACGCTGACCGTGCTTGGTGGGCAGCAGATCGTCGTCGATCACCCTGCAATCGCTGCGGGTCTCGTGGCTGCTCTTGGCGGGCTAAACATTGCCCTGCGAATCATCACCGTGCTGCCGATCGGCGGTGAGTGATGGCCAAGAAAGCCCCCGCAAAGAAGGCACCAGCAAAGCGAAAGCCAGCGGCTAAGAAAGCCCCTGCTGCTGTCGTCGTGCCGCTTAAGTCAATCGCGTGGCGGCCTTGGTTAGTCAGTGGGGCCAAGGCTGTCGCGTTGATTGTTGCCGGGGCTGTTGCTGGGATCTGGGGAGCGGGCGGCATTGAGATTGGGCCGGGGCCAGTTGTCTACACAGACTCGCTCGCACAATCGCACAGAAACGATCGAGCCAGTCAGATTCGCATTCTTCGCGAGTATGCTGGCAAGACCTTCTCAGGCGATCCAGATGCCCAAAAATGGCTGAACGAGCAAAGAATTGCGGCTCGGCCTACAGATTGGATTCCCTACACCGACGAGCTGGGCTTTGCGGCTGATGCTGGTGTTGATGCGGTCAAGGCGTTTGCCGATAAACTGGAGGGCAAGCGATGACAGATCCACGAGTCGGCTATTGGCTGCATGACGAAGAAGATCAGGCGTACCTCAACTCGCTGCCGAACGAGTCGCCCGTGCTCGCAATGCGTGGCACATACGACGAAATCGCATTCGATCCTCGCAAGGTAATGAAGGTCGAAAATCAGGGATCTGTCGGAAGTTGCCAAGGTCACGCAATCAGCAGCGTGGCAGAGCTTTGTTATTACATTGCGACGGGGGATCTGACGCGACAGTTGAGCAGAGCCTATGGTTATTACGAAACACAGCGAATCGACGGCATCACGTCCGACCGTGGCAGCACTATCAGCGGCGGCATCAAACTGGCAACGACCAGGGGAATCCCAGAAGAATCGCTGTGGAAGTATTCTGGCCGATACGACAACAAACGCCCTGCTAACTGGTCAGATATCGAAGCCAATGCGGCAAAACACAAGATCGGCCAGTCCTATCGGATGACCACATACGACGGCGTGAGAACGTTCCTTGGCAGTGGTCAGGGCGGAATCTCGATCGGCATTTCGTGGGGCGGCGAAATGGACCGAGCTGTCGTGAATTCATTCAGCGGATCTGGCGGCGGCGGTCACGCAATCGCGTTGCTTTCGTTGTCAAAACGCAATGATGTTTCCGGTCGGCCGTTCATCTGGATGATGAATTCATGGAGTGTAAACTGGGGCAATGGCGGATGGTCGGAGTGGGCACCAGCGGCAATCGAGCAAATGCTGCGGCATCGTTACACAGCTTGCTTTGGATGCTCCGACATGCCGAACGTCAAGCCGCGTGAGCTGGACCTGAAACAATGGCAGGAAGGGTTGAGAGTATGAAAAATCTCATTTGGTTCGTGCTGCTGCTGGTTGGTTGCTCAGAATCAGCCACCGAACTTTCCGCATGGCAAAAGGCAATGCGAGACGGCAGCGTTGAGGCTGTCGCAGCAACAAAGACCGTCGAATCAAAGACCGACGAAGCAATCGGCATTCTTCGCGACAACACAACCGCACTGGCAGCGATAAAAGCCAAAGTGGACGCACTTCAGGTCGTTTCCAATCCTAACGGAAAGGATGGTGATCCAGAGTCTGCCCCTGAGTCCCCGGCAAAAGCGAACGACACCCCAAATCCTCTCAAGGTCGCTACGCCGGGGACTTCTTCTCGTGTTGCATCGGACGGGACCGTGCTGCGATGGAACATCGAAGGCAACTGGAGTCCAACAATCCTGCAAACATCAGCACATTTGCGAGAGCATGGCATTGATACGAACGGCATGACGCACCAACAAATGGCCGACCTTCATGCGTCGATTCATGATGGCAAGCCAGTCGCGATGAAATCAAAGCCAGTGCAGATGATCAATCGAGGATCGAATTGCCCTGGCGGAGTCTGCCCAACGAACACGCGGCAGCGGCGTGGGCTGTTCGGGGGTCTGTTTCGATGAGCTTCATCAAGCCGATCGACTTGAGGCACTTAAACATCCGCGAAGCAATTCAGGCGGTTATCAGTGGACGCATTGAGCGTATTGAGTTCAGCGAGACGGTTAATCTGAAGCTGAAACACGACGGCGAACAGGCGATCCTGACAATTACAGACGGCACGGTCGAGGTTGATATTCCGGGGCCAATCAGCCCGGACGTGTTACGGGTGACAGCGTTCGAGGATCATGCTTTGGTGGATCTAAGGTTGAGTCAGGTGAGGATCAATTACTGATGAGCCGCGATGACACAATCATGACCAGCCTGCTCTACGAGCGAGCCGCGCAATGTGGATCATGGGCAGGGGATCTGGCCGTCAGTAAAGAGGGTGAGACAATCGACTTTTATGGTCGGCGAATGTTGAGACTGGAAAATAAAAAGCGGATCAAATCGACGGACACAGACGAGGAAATTGCAAGGGCGATAACTCCAATCATGGCGTGGCTGTTCTGGCAGATCGCTCCGGAACTTCTCATGTGGATTGTCGCAGCGATCAGAAAACGAATTTGGCAACAACAGGACTGACAACAGGAATTGAGGCGAATGTGGATCGACGAAACAGCAAACGAGCATCATTTACGGACATGGATTAAGCATTGTCCCGCGATGAAACTCGTGAGCACTTTGGATGGTCAAATACTCTGGGCGAATGCTGCTTTCTGCGACTGGTCGCAATACACGTTGACGGAACTCAGGAAGCTGACATGGATGGCAATCAGTGTTCCGGACAAGAACCTTGAATCCGATATTGATGAGTCAAGAAACCTCGATGCGTATAACCCAACGTATCAGGTTAAAAAGCAATACATTCCCAAAGGCGCAAAGCCCGAGTGGGGCCAGTTAACAGTTATGAGATACCCGCTATCGGGCGAAATTGAATGTTGTCTCTGCACATGGGAGCCACTAAAAAACGGGACGGCTACAGCGTTTGCAATGGCGATGGAGCACACTCAGAAACTGGATGCGAGAATCGAAGCGATGACGGTCGAATTAAAGGCGATAACGACGCAGACGGATGAGGACAAATTTGTGCTCGGGGCGATTCGAATGGTGCAACGACACCCGAAGATGGCGGCCGCATTTATCGTAATGGCGTTGTCCATTTTTGGGCTGAATAACGTTGTTGAACTGTTGCAACGGACGGGCCTTGTGAACCTGCCAGTCAAGGTGACGATGCAGGAACAGGTTGGCGGTCGGGAATAAAACAAACGCGGATCGTTGATCCGCTGTTGATTTTTGGGGAAGTGGAAGAATGACAAACGCAGAGCTAAAAGCACTGATTGAATCCGATGCGGAAGCCCTCGGTCACTTCCTTGCGTCTCGTGATCAGCTATGTGCCGAGCGATGCTCTCTGATCGCCCCCACGATCCGTGTTCCAGTCCCCGCTGCGGATATCCAGTATGACGCATCGGTCAATGGAGTGTGGGCCAAGATCACGATCGCCCGTGAGTCAGCGGCCACTCCTGACGAGATCAAAGGCGTGTGCATCACGTTTCTCGACTGGATTAAATCAGGCAGGCCGATTGATTTTGACATGCCCGAAGTTGTAGGGATGCTGGCCGGTCTGGTTGCTGTTGGCTTGGTGACATCGCAGCAGGCAATTGATATGGACGCACGGGCCACGGTCGCTCAAGTCATCACATCAAATCAGGTCTCAGCCTGTAGGAGCTAACGAATGGCACTGCCAGATTTTTTCAAGGTGTCAACAGGCACCGCCAAGACGATCAAAAACAGCAGCGGTGATGCAGCGATCACACTAGCAAGCCTTGCCAACGGCAACGGCACGAGTGCAGGCGGTCGGCAAGCCGTGACGCTGGATCTTGGAACCAAGTGGGCACAACGCTGGCGTGTGAATGCGGCTTTTGAACTGGCCGCAACTCCCACAGCAGGCAACGCGATCAATCTGTTTGGAGCATGGCAAGACGCGACCGGAGCAGGAGACGGCAATACAAGCGGCACCGATGCGGCCTACACTGGGTATTCGAACAACATTGACGCAAGCACGCGGCAACTAGAGTTTCTGGGTGCTCACATTTGCACGGCACAAGCGACATCGACAGTCCAGAAATCGCTGGTGGGTATCATTTTTCCAAAAGGGCGTTATCTGAATCTAGTGGTGGATAATCGCAGTGGAGCTGCTTTCCATAGCACCGACACAAATCAGGTCATCACGTTGACGCCGCTCGAAGAAAGCATTGAAGACTGATGATTTTACCAGCATCATACTCTAACGGATTTGCACCGCGAGACGGACAGCCACTCTATCCGGAGTTGTGGCGTGGTTGCGTCGGTGCGTGGGCACCATGCCTCGGGCCGACAGGACTGACGCTCAGAGATTGGAGCGGATTTGGCAATCACGGCACGCTGACAAACATGGATGCTGGTAGTGATTGGGTTTCAAGCACAAAATGTATTGCGTTAGATTTCGACGGGACCAACGATTTTGTCGATTGTGGAACACGAGTAACAGCAGCGGTGTCAGATGTTGTTTCCGTCTCAATGTGGGTAAGAGTTCGCAGCCGAGCATCGTTGCAATACCTTTTTGCAAACGTCAACGTAGCTGGGAACAGTTGTAATTTCGGCCTGATTTTCGGGCTAACAGCCAACAAACTTGGTTGGACCCAATCCGCAAACTCACAAGATGCGGTGAGTGCCGGATCAATAACCGATGGTGAATGGCATCACGTTTGTGCAACGCGTGGCGGAACAACAGGTGCGTGGCGGATCGGCTTGTACATTGACGGAAGCGGGGTTGTCACGACAACAACGGTCAATCCAGGATCATCCGCCGATGCCCTAGCAATTGGGCGTGCGGGCTCATTCAATGGGCTTTACAGCAATGTCATTGTGGGTGATGCAAGATTGTATAACCGCGAAATCGCTCACAAAGAAGTTTTGCTTTTGGCTTCAAATCCTTCAGCCGCATACATGGTTGCACCGCGTCGCAGGTCTGCATTAATTGCTGGTTTCAACCGTCGTCGTCGTTTGCTGATAGGAGCATCATCATAATGTGGGCTAAGCAAAGCACAGCAGCGACATTGATCGTTGGGCCGATCCTCGACAGCACGGGAGCAGAGTTCACGACTGCGGTAATCGGTGATTTGTCATTGTCAAAGAACGGTGGCACGCTGACGGCATTGGCCGCAGCAGCAACGCTGACTCACGTCGCAAACGGCCAGTACACGCTTGTGATGACGACGGGCAATCTCGACACATTGGGACGTGCTCAGATCACATGCAACAAAGCCACCTATCAGATGCCGGAAGTGCGGCTCATGGTTGTGCCTGCGATGGTGTTTGACAGCATGATCCTTGGCACGGATGTGCTGACGGCTGATGTGACGCAAATCGGAGGCGACACCCAATCAGCCACCGACCTGAAAGACTTCGCGGACGCGGGATATGATCCGGCGACGAACAAGCTGACAGGAGCAGTGGAACTGGACTCCGCTGCTACTGCCGCATTGGTTGACCTGATCTGGGACGAGCCATTAACAGGTGCCACGCATAATGTCGCCACTTCATCTGGTAAGCGACTGCGTCAGTCAACAGCATTCCAGCAAATCGACTCGACTGTCATTGATGCGTCTGCGACCACAACTACGTTCATCACTGGCCT